ACCTTTCATTGAGTCAATGTCGTGCTGCTCTGTGAACGTCACCGTATTACCACTTTGCAAGCATTTGTATGTCGCCATCATTTTCTTTCAGTAGAAAGGGGGTCCGAGGACCCCCTTTTGGTTTAGGCTGGAACAGCCAGTGCGAACAGCGAGGAGCTGCGAGCAGCGCCCACAGTTGCAGCAGTGCGCATACCTGCCACGCCGTACAGCGTATCGGCTGTGTACAGAGTAGACAAGTGCTCTTGCTTGTACTGAGTCTGTGAGCGAACAGCCAACTGCTCAACCAGCACCATCGAATCACGGTGGCCCATCAAGCAGATACGAGCGCCAGCAGATCCGGAAGCTGTGTCAGCGTTGCTGGTGGTGAACACAGGGATGCCGTACAGGTTGCCGATTTCGCCAGTGCGGATCGCATCGCCGTTGCCAATAAACGCTTGCTCGGTGTAACGGGCCAGGCCCATCAGAGTGTTGCGGCTAGAGGGTGGGATGACGAAGAAGCGCTGGTCCATCGGGGTGTCGTTGTCGTCCAGGCGCTGGATCGTGCGACGGATGGCTGCGTCAGTCAGTGCAGTCTGGTTGTTGCTTGCGGCAACATAGCCAGTGGTGCCGTCGCCGCCGATGAAGGCGTTGGCGTACACGTTGGTGCCAGCACCACCGTTGGACGAACGGCCCAAGCGGATGATGTCGGTATCCACAGCACGGGCCAAGGCGTAACCAGCGTCGGCAGTGTAGAACTGACGCATGGACGACAAGGCTTGCACTTCGGTGATGTCCTCAATGAAGCGGCTGTACTCAAAGTGGCGGTTGATGGTAACAACCACTTCGGTCTCAGTGTCCGCAATCACGTTGACGGCCTGCTGGGCAACTTTCAGCGAAGCATCGCCGCGAGTTGGCGCGGGGATGTGAACTGTGTCGCCTTTTTTGCCTTTGAAGTTCATCTTCATGACCAAGTTGGCCATGACGAGGTTCTTCTTATAGGCAGCAACAATTTCGTCGCTCCAGATTTCTGGGATGAACACGTTTGCGGTGGTGTTCGTTACTGCTGGGGTTGGATATGGCATAGTAAATTCTCCAAAGTCAAAAAGTTAGGTCACTTGACCCGGCCCTCTGCGTAGGCTGTGAGTATTTCATCGTTCAGCGCTTCGTATCGAGCTGGGTCGGTCATTTTGAGCCGAATCAGGTCTGCCCTGCGATAGACTCGTTTGGAACTCTCGCCGCTTCCGCCAACATCGACTTGCGCAGCCTTCATGCTTTTGGTGCGAGTAGCACTGTCAGCAGTCGTGGCTTGCTTGGCTTTTACTCCGCGCAGCTCTTTGTAGGTGGACAGCAGCTCATTTGCCGAATCGTAGTCAAACTCACCATCAGCTTTTGCGTAGAGGCCCAAACGCACAGGTGAAGACTTCACCCAGTTTTGGAACTCAGAATCACCGGCTATCTGTGCGTAGTCGGGATGGTCTTGCGCCAGCTTTTGCTGAATCTGCATCCGTTTGAAGTCTTGGCCCGCTTGGCGTGCCGCAAGAACATCGGGATGTCTATCAATCGTCGCTTGAACCGCTTTTTGCGGGTTCTCAAAAAAATCTACTTCCGGCTCTTCTGGTGCAGGTTGTTGTCTGGAACTGAGGTTCTGCTTGAGCAACTCGTCAGCCAGCTTGCGGACCTCGCCGACCTCTTGGGCCTGCTTGCCAATCAGCTTTTCAGCCTCTTGGTGCATCCGCACGACTTCTTCCAAACTTTTGGCCCTGTATTTCTCAGGAAGTTCCGACGTCTTAGCTTCTTCAATTTCGAGTTCGCCTAGCGACTCAGGTTCATTGTCAATCAACATACTGTTTCCTGCCTTTTAGGTTGTAGGAGAATCAACTCGGCAATATTGCTTATGAGTTGGCTTTGCGCTCTGCCGCTAACTTGTCGCGGTGCTTTTGGTCAAATTTCATCCATGAAGATGGAAAATTGCCCGACCACCCTTCCAAGTTAATAGACGGAGCGCTCATGACGCGGTGAGCAAACCCACCGCATCCGCACAGCACTTGGGTGGTCTCATAACCCACCAAAGCCTCTGTGCGCTGCCCGCAATCGCAGGCAAATTCATACATTCTTTTCATTCAAATCCTCATATGCTCGTTCGCTGACCCCTTTCAGGGTTTTCAGCCAAATCAGGATAGAAATCTCGCCTTTGCGAAATTGTAGACTTTTTTCATCCGCAATGGTAGAGACGTTGTTCATTGCCTCCAACATAACGTCTACGTCTTCCATCAGGTCAAGCCAGCCTTGCTGGGAAAACAAATCAAAACGGTCTTCGTAGTACTTTTGAAGTTCGGGTGTCATGTGTGCGTTCGGTAAAAGTTTCAGGCGTCGTCAATGACTGCCAAAGCCTGGTTGGTGTGCAAAATGCGGTCGTCCAGCCCAATTGTGCCGCCATTTATGCGTTTTGTGAGCGCCAAGTTGTTGCCGGACTCGGCCAGCGCGTTGAGCTTCTGGGTGTCCCAAAACCAGCCAGCCGTCATGGCCGCGTACTGGGGCTTGGCCACTAGGTCCGGCTCCATGATGAAGTCCACGCCCAGCGCCTTGCCAGCGTGAAAGTAGTTCGCCGATCCGGTCAACTGGATGCAACCACGACCGCGAAAACGAAAACCATCACCAGAAGCCTCGTCCCGATTGCCCATGCGGTTGCCATAAATGCGGTTTGCAATTTTCTTTGGTTGTCGTTCATATGCAGCAGCCTCTTCAGGCGTGAACCCCCACGAACGCTTGGGTGTGCGGGGAAAGAGTTTGAGCAGCGTTGCAGCTTTGTAGTTGAGGTTTTCTTCCAGCACCCGGAAGTTGGCGCTCTCATGGCCGCACTGGCCAATGAACGCAGCCTGTTGGCGCGGCGTCAGGATGTTGAAGCGCTCAAAGGTGGCGTTCAGCGCATCGGCCCAATGTGGGGCAATGTGCAGTTGTTGCAGTTGGTCAGGGCGTACCATTGATGATGTTCCTCATGTTGGCGTATGCGTCAATGCAAGCGTTTAGCTGGACCGTGTTCCTGTCGCCTTGGGCCACTATTTCTGCGATGGCTTGGAGGGTTGCTCGCTCGGCATCAGAAGCTGTGTCAGTCGGTCGGTCAGGTTCGCTTCTCGCTTGGTTGCTATCTCCAGCGGCAGGGGCGGCACTTGGGGCGGCTTGTGGACAACTTGGGGCGGGGAGGCGCACCCTGCCAGCACGAATGGCAGAAGCCAGATCAGTTTGCTTTTTGGTAATGACATCATTGGCCTTTCGCAGTTCCAATTCCTTATCAGACACAGCCTTGGCCATCTCTTGCTCCTTGGCTCTGGCTTCCTCATTCTTTTTGGCAATCTCGATCTGCATCTCTGCATCACGGTCGCTCCAGCCATTGTGGTGGCCGTATTTATAAAACCCGCCCATTGCCAGCACTGCCACCAGCGCCAGCGTTGGGTACAGGGTCAGCGGACTCACGCCTGCTCCTTACGGGCTGCTGCAATCTCAGCGCGGTCCTCGTCAGGCTCTTGATGATCTGGTGGCGTGGTGGGTGGTGGGCCAGGCGTCCAAGTCTCATCCAACTCTGGGTTCTTGTAGCCCATCCAGTTGAAGTCAGGCATCGACACCGTGGTCGATGGGGCGCAATAAGCCTGTGGCGCTGCGGTTTGCGTTGCCGTGTTGGTAGCCACAGCCGAGTTGGTAGGTGGCTGCTTGTTGATGACACCACTGACAGCACGTTTGCCGACAATGCCACCGATGCCGCCCACAATCAGCAGCACGATGTCGTTTAACATCTTGGTGTACGCCTGGTCGATGGGGGCCATCGACTTGATCGGCTGCGTCACAAAGGTGACTGAGTACAGCAGGGCAAAGACAATGCCAGCCAAGATCAATGTGATCATCACGACCACAAAGCCCCAGACCCTAACTTCCAGTTCTTCAGCGGTCAGCTTTGGCATCTGTGGGTTGTTTAGTTTGATCAATTTGCTTCTCCAAGATAGGGGCCACCAAATACTCAGGGCACTGCTGCGTGAACAAACACTTTGGCTTTTGGCAGTCTGGTTTGTGGAAGTTGTCAGGATTTTGGCACGGGTATCTGTACCGATCCTCACAGCCGACCAATGCCAACATAGCCAAAACAAGCAGTGCAATTTTCATATGCCTAGTTTCTCCAAGAAGGCTTCAATGACTCGGTTGGCAATCTCTGGGGGCAAGAACTGAAGAAACTTAAACCCCACCCAAATGAAGGCAAGGTAGCAGTTGATTTTGATCCACTTGTCAAAACCATCTTTGGCCTCTTTCCACTTGTCCATGTCATGACCCGCACCCGTAGTCAGCACAGTAAAAGACAACTTCCAGAATGCCCCAGAAGATGATGATCGCAATGACAGAGATGAGCGTGATGGCAATGGTCAACTCAATCACCTCTTTGCGCCTCTTGGCTGCGTTGACTGCACGGGCAGCTTCTCTGCGCTGCTCGGCAACATCCTCTTGGTTCATCTCCGCAACACGCTGCTGGATGTTGTTCCAGATGTCCATGTTGTTGGTGGAAAAGAACATCCCCTTAAGTTGTTCCTCGAAATCTCTTTGAGCCTTCAGCGCCAACTCGATCTCAATGGCCTTGCCCATGTTGGAGCCACCAGCCTTCTTGGCCTCTTGCGCTGCCTTGGTGGCAGTGTGCTTGGCGTCAAAGTATTTGCCAATCAGCGGCCCAAGACTTGAGACATCATCGACCGTTGCCGATGCCTTTTTAATCATGTTGACAGCCGCGCTCACTGCGGCCATCGCGGAAATCGGATCGATCATTACAGCCCCCTTACGACAACTAAGGCGACCTGCAATAGCCACCACACGACAAGTATGCCTATGGCGATTTTAACCCTCATGACAGCACCCAGATAAATATCTTGGCGCACCAAATGACTACCCCAACCAGAAGGACCGCAGCAATGAAGCTAACGGCCCAATCTTTCACTTGAGTACCCACACAGCCGAGAATATCGTCCCGGCCATTGACAAGATCATGATCCCGGCAGTCTTGAGCAGGATGCCTTCAAGACGTTTGAGCCTGGCGTTGATTTGCTCATAACGGATGGCGCAGACTTCTTCGTGAGTCGAGAGCCGTGCTTCTGTGGCGTTGATGTTGGTCATTACGCGTCCTAGATCAAGACGCTTACGCGTCTTCTGCGCCTTCAAACTCAGGCTTTTGCTTGATGATGGCGTACAAAGCAGCGCGGTCAGCACCAGCCACATACTCGTCACCAGCAACTTGCACCTTGCCAGCAGACAGTGGCTGCTTGCCAGCTTCACGGGCTTCTTTGGATGCGTAGCCGTAGAAGGTCACTTCAGTGCCTTTGCCTTTGAAGTCTTCTTGCACAGCACCGATGTTCCAGTATGTCGCGGGAATGCCGAAGTCTGTATCGACTGATTTGATGAGGGCCATGATTTTCCTTAGATGTCTGTTGCACCAGCGTATTGGGTAAATGTTTTGAGGACATTGTAGATTGCCGGGATCAAATCGCCTTGCAAATCCTCCATGTTCACATAATGGGCTTGCTGCTGGATGGAGGGCCACCCTGCTCTGCGAGCTTCTTCGGTTGCATGGATTTCCACCTGAACTTGCAGTTGGTCTTTTGTACCATTGAAGTTGGTA